TAGCTGTTACTTGAATTCCATCACCAGTACCTTGTGATGTTGCACTTTCTGGATCAATACCTGTTAAAGATGTAATACCACTTGGATCTACTATAGCTAATGAGGCTTGATCGGAAATTGTTAGAGTAACACATTCTGTACCATAGGATGGAGCAATTTCAACACCATCTATAAATATTCCATCCGATACTACACCTAAGGCTCCACCAATTTGTACACCAAAACCATCATTTGCAGGTACACCTGATGTATCTAAATAAGTACCAGGAGTATTTCCTGCTACCCAAGTAGCAGCCTGTCCATAAGGAATCAATGTTGGTTGTATTACTGTTGTTGGGTTACTATTACTATTTGGATTTAATATTAGATCCCCTCCTCCAAATATATTAGGATCACTTACTGTAACTGAACCTTGGGAATAATTAACTGCAATATTTGGTTGAGGAGGTGAAATTTTAAAAACACACCCATCTAGTACTCTTACTATAACACCATTGAGAATTTTAATATGTTCATCATTCCCTACTCCCTCCATTCTTAATCTAGTTACTTCACCAGAAGGAGTTAATCCTATTGTAAATGATTGTGCAATTTCACCTGGTTGTGTAACAACACCTTGTTCTAATACAGCACTATCACCAGAATATATAAAGCCTTGTGGAGTTATATCAAGTTGGCCACTAGCTGCTACTTGAGGTAATATAGAAAGTGATCCTGAAATTTCTACTGCGTTTACATTACCATCATATACTAAAGCACCACTACCTGTTGCGTGTTGGCCTGAAAATTGATATTTACCATGAAATTGATGTTTTGCATTATTAGCAGGTCTAATATCTAATGAACCTGTTAGTTCTAAAGGTACTGATTCTTTTGGCCCTAATGATGTTCTACCTGTACTAATTGAAAGGGCTTCAAAGGTATCTGCTACTTTTATATCAATTCTATCACCTGCTGTAATGTTAGTTGCTTCTAAATCAATAAAAGTTGAAGCAGAGGAAAAACCTCTAACTCTTTTCATTGCCATACCAGCAGCTGCTTTTCTTCCCTCAAATACTTGTTTAGCATCATCTTGAGAAACTTTTGTTACTTCTCCTGAAGAGCTTACAAATGCTAATGAATTTTCACTTAAAAATAATTCTCTCCATACTTTACTTGGAGATCCCAAATCATATGTATTATTTTCTCCAGGTAAAATTGAACCTGAAATACCTAATCCTAAAGGTTGGGATGTAGATCCTGAAAGATAGGTTTTAGAGCTACTTATTTCTAAAGTAGAATTCAAAGCACCCCCAAGAGTTCCAGCTATACTTAGTGAACCTGATATACTTACAGTATCACCTGAAAAGGGGGTTATAGTATTTACATTAATATTACTCATTTTATTAGGTTTTGTCTATTAATAAATATAGTATTGGGTTAGTTCCTTAAAAATTAAGCGAAAACATTTTTTATTGATAAATCTGCACCATCTTCTACTGTAAGATCAACAAATTCATTAACTGTAATATTAGGTTTATATCTAGTAGTACTTAAAGTCATAATATGATCTGCGGGTACATTAGTATTAGATGCTATAGTTGTAGGAGTTGATAATCCATTAGCTACAAGGTAATTTGTTTTAGTTTCACCACTTTCACTTACAGTAAGTAATCTTTTACCAATACCTGGGAGTGCACCATTAGCTTCAACTATAAATTTTTGGTTAGGGTAATTAGAAACTGAACTATGGTCAGCACCTAACATTAATTTAAAACTACCAGATCCTTTTACTTCTAAACCGGCCATCCCATAATCTGCTCCATTTGCTGCTAAATTTTCAGCTCTAAGAATTGTTGAAGCTTGACCATTTGGTTCTCCCATTACTGCTATAAAACCTTGATCTCCTGATTGATCAATTTGAACTGAGGGTGATTGGCCTGACTTTCCAAATTCAATTGCATCGTTATCAGAAATTGTAACTCTTGCTCTTTCTGTTCCTGAGGAAGTATTTATAAATTTTAATGAATTACCACCTAAAAATAAGTGTCTCCATGCCATATCAGGTGAACCTAAGTCAAAAGAATCATTTGCTCCAGGTAAAATTGAACCTGAAACCGATAAACCTAATTGCATTATAGAATCTACTGGGATTGCATCTTCTTGAACAAAATAACCTGATGAAGATCCAAATGTCCAATCAGAAGGTTTTAAAACTTGATTTTGCCAATTTCTATATGTTATTCTATAATGTTTATAAGTGGTAGTTGTATTAAAACGAATTGTTCTTTGTACTTGCATACCTAAACCATTCAAATTGCTATCTGTTTGTATGTATCCAAATGGAGCTAAGTTAGCTCCATAATCATTTGATTGTCCATGAAATATATTTTCTGTGTCTCCATATAAAGGATCAAAGCTATTACAACCATCATTAGATCCTGAAATTTGAATTTGTTGGGCTTCAAAACCTTTTATAAATTGAAATTTTATTACATTAGTAAGTTTTGATGCTCCAAAATTACTAAATGCGAATTTATGTCCTCTATGGTAAAAATCTACTGATACACTATCAGGACCTGTAGAATCATTAGACCAATTAAGACCTGAACTAACTCCATCACCTATGGATGCAGTATAACCATAAGGACCATAATCTTTAATAGTACCATCTTCTTGAACATCAGCTTCATTAAGTTTATGATATAGTACTAACCCAGAAGCAGAAGTTTCTGCATTTGTGCCAGATAAATCTACTGGATTACCACTACCATCCCATAAATCTTCTATAGATTTTGATCTATGAAAAATAGCTACTTCTGAAAGTTTACAAGCCCATGCATCTGATATTGTGGAGGTTGCGAACCCTGAAGAGTTTTGACCTCCATAATATATTGGATAATTAGCATGAATAACTGATGGGGCTAAATAACTACCACTAAATATTTCTTCACCATCTCTATATGCTTTAAGACTTTGCAAACTTCCTGCGCCCCCCTCACCTCTTATTATCCAATGGTACCAACGATCTATTTCCATACCATGGGCTGATGATGAAATTATCGTGTTTCCTACATCAAAATATATATTAGAACCATGTATACCAAATGAAAAAGCTTCTGAAGTTGACTCATTGTTTCTTCCTAAAGCTATCATAGGATTACCTAATGAACCAATTTCAAGAGGTTTAACCCAATAAGAAAGAGTAAATCCATCATGAGTGTTTATATCATGAAATAGATTAATACTATGAGAATTATTAAAGGGAGCAAAACCTGTTTTTATATGATCAGATAAAGCACCATCAGCAGTATCACCACTAAATTCTATTGACCCTGTATGACTACCTGTAGGACCATAATATAATATTGTACCAAATTCATTAGAAAGATTTCTATCAAATAAAGCTGCAAGTGAACCTGACGTAGGAGATATTGAGGATGTAAAGAAATCATTTGGATCTTTACCAACATCTACAGGATCCGCTTGACCTGGTTGGCCTAATGTATTAAAACCAGTTCTTGTTTCAATATTTTGGGTAGTAAAATCTTCATTTTGAGGTGTAACAGTAACTGTACCTACTGCTGCTCCTGAAACATAAGTTTCTGAACCACTTATACGTAGGGTATCTGTAATTTGTAAGTTATTATCCCCCTCATCTATATGGACAAATGAATCTATTAAATCATTAAATTGGGTTTGTGTGGGTTGATTACCCGTTTGAAAATATTCTTTTAAGTTTGATCTACTAGTTACTGCCATTTTTTAAAGTATTATAAAGTCATCACCTATTTCTAAGAAACCTAATCCATCTATAATATGTTCTATATTTTGTGTACCCAATGATGCTCTTACTTCTTCTCTTGTTCTTGGTTCTCCTGTTGGTTGTATAGATATCTCATCATTAAATACAATAGTAGATTTGCTAAAGAATTTAGATGGTTTTTGTGTTAATTCTTTATTAATACTATTCGGTACTAAATATCCTTGGAGTTTTAAACCAAAATCAGTTTTTACAATTCTATTATCCCCTACATTTAATTCTGTAGTGGTACTAAAAGTATCTATAGAAGCATTGAATTTAAATCTATCTTTATCCCCCCAATATGAATCAGAGGAATAATTAATAGATTCAATTAATTTATTCATTTGAGAAATATAATCACACCAAATAGTACAAGTATAATTTAAAATAACAAAATCAGGAACTACAACAGCATGAAATTGTTTTTGGGGGATTCTACCTTGTAATGCAGAAAAATTATCATATTGGTTTCTTCTTGTGTATCGTTCTTGAAAAGTATAATATAATTGTGGGTTATTACCATCCATTTTATTTCCAAGATCTCTTCGTTTTTCAACTGAATTTCTTTTAAACATAATAAGGGGAACCTGAAGTTTGCCTTCTTTATCTCTAAAATATCCGTCTTTTTGAATAGCTTTCCACCTTTCAGGTGCACCATACATTATAGGGACATTTACTCTATCCCCATTTGATATAACTGAAGGTTTAATAACTTTTTTAAAATAATGTATTATAGCTTCATCATGATCTTGTAAACCAATTGAAACATCTTTAACAGTATCATCTTTTCGAGTAGTTATTGTACCTCTATTAATATTAGCTCTATTGTCAGGTGCCGGAAATTTTTCAACAGGAAAGCCCTCAGCAAAACCTGACTCTAGGTTTTGTCTTAGTCTATCATACCCATCTGCAGGTATTGGTCTTCTTGGATTAATTCTTTTTTCTGACATTATGTGTTAAGTATATTTGCTATTCCTCCATCTACCTTTGTAGTTGTAGGATATTTACCCCCCCTAAGAGGTATTAAATTTAATTTTTCTACTCTTGAAATATGAGTATTTACTATCATAGAAAAACTATCACCAAAATTAGTTGTTTCAGTAGCTAATGCATAATCTGGATCTTTACCTAATATAAGTTGATTTTCTACTCTACTATCAACTTCATAAAAGTTATTACGAAATAAAATTAAATCACCTACTTCAGGTATTAAATTTAAATCTCTAAGTTCTTGTTTTAAAAATTTAAAACCAATAGTTTGATTAATATCAGGACCAAAATCGTCGGACGACCATGATTGGTCTTGTCTATCTATTAAACCCGCTATTTTTAATGGTTCATAATAATTTTTACCTGGAGCCTCACCATAAACATTTACATTGGTTTGTTCTAAAGCAAACTTGTAATATGCTACTTCAGTTTGAATAATATCATTTATAAGTTCTTTACTTATACTTTTAAATAATGATACGTCTCGTAATCCTCCAAATAAAGCCATTATTTACGTTTTAAAGTGTCCATTTTATATTTAAAACTTTTTACACCTGGTACCCTTAAATCTGTTTCACTTCTGTCTGAAGTTAAAATATCATTTTTGATTTGTTGTAGATTTTGTTTTGCATCTATTCGTGTTACAAATTTTATTATAACTAAAGTATATTCAGCACTTTCTCTTTGTGGGTATTCAGGTGGTGTAATGTTACGAACAGTTGTAATACTTCTTACAGCACGGATTGAATCTAATATATCAGAAATATTTGCTTGAGTATCAGACAATATGACTGCTTGAATTTCAAAAGTATTTAACATTTCTGTTAATATGTTTTTTAATTTAATCATTATCCTATATAAATTGGGTATGGAACCTTATAAAAAGTTTCTTGGGTTAATTGAGCTTCTTGGTTTTGTCTTTCAAGTTGTTTAACTCTAGTTGTTT